ATATGTACGAAGAATCAAATACATTAGCAAGACCTACTGCATGTAAAAGAACTGGTAGTGCTTCTTTAAATGGAACGGCTGAGTATAATGTAGCTGGAGGAGCAGGTTGGGGGTTATGTGTAGAAAAAAGCACAGAAGATGGAGAATGGGAAGGTAAAGATTATGAGTTTGGTGGTACTTTTATATATGACGGTAATCAAGAGTCTTTAATACAAGAATTTTCAGGTGGTTCATTTACGCATGACGATGGAAAGAAGTTTAATATAAATGTTTACGCAAATACAATAGGGACAAGCTCAACTAGCGATTATCCAAAGAGATTAAGTGGTGGTAGAATATATATAAGAGAAGCAGGTAGTAATGACGAATGGATTTTATTTGTTGATATAAGTGTTAAGGATGGAGCTAGAGTTCATTTAGGAGATGAGTATTATCCTTGGAAGGCAGATGGAGATGGAGAATTTAGAATATCTAATACCGTAACTCATGGAGATTTTGATTTAAAATCTTCTAGGCCTAACATAGAAGACTATGTTTTATTAAATGGTTTTTCTCCGTCAACTAAGCAGATAGCCTTTGGTCAAACAGGGTCTGGTTATAAAACAGCAGTAGTTGCTGGCTCAAGAGCTTTTGTTGCAAATGTAAAGTATGATGAGGGAGGCGTTGGTTCTACTTCAGAAAGCACATCATTTGAGCATTTTGGAGACCGTATAATGTTTAGTGAGATAGACAAATATGATACGTTTCCAGCTCATAATAAATTAGATGTTACTAAAGGGGATGGAGAAGACTATAGTTGCTTAGCTTTTTATGCAGATAGGTTGCTTGCTTTTAAACAAAGAACACTTCAAATATTAAATATAGCTTCAGTATCTCCTGCTGGTTGGTTTCTAGAACAAACAGTTCCGTATGCAGGTGTTCAGTTTCCTTACTCTGTTTGTAACACAGAATATGGAATATTATTTGCTAATAATAATGGTGCATATTTATTTGATGGTTCTTCTGTTGCTAATTTAACTGAAGGAAAGATAGCAGACACAGGTCAAACGCTTATATCTGGAGTAGGATGGTCAAACTTTTCTAACGCTGTTGTAGGGTATATACCAGAAACAAAACAAGCTATATTTATAGATAAAGCTTTAGATGCTGAAGATGCTTTTTATTACGACTTTAGATACAAGAGCTGGTACTTTGGTAAAGATGCGGCTCCAAATACAAATAATGCTGGACTTAGCTCTGGGACTACTTATGATGCACACATATCTAACATGGTAAACGATAGCCAAGGACAGCTTATAGTTGCTTACGATACAGATGATGTAGATGTAAATGGAGCTGGTACAGGTAAAGTCATACTAACTTATCATCAGACCGCTGAGCAACCACATACTTACTACAGGTTACAGACTCCAGACTTAGATTTTGGAGAACCGGGTTTAAGTAAGAAAGTTTACAATATGTATATAAATTACAGGCATAGCGGTAGCACAGCTATCAACGATTCTGAGATTGAGTATATGGTTAACAATAACGGAACTTGGGTTGTTCTAAATGCAACAGGTTCTACTATTCCTCAAACTCATGCATCTCAAACATACTATAATACCATTAAGATACCTGTTGTAGGTCAAGGAGGTAGTGCTGACAATGCAATTAATCCATTTCAAAGCATAGCATTTAGATTTAATTTTGATAGTTTGGCTGAAGATTCTAAGTTTGCTTTGAATGATATAGTAATAGAATATAGAACTCTTAGGAAGAGGGCGGCATAGTGCAGAGAGATATAAGGAGATTAACAAATTCAAAAGGTGCTTCCTTAGATACATCTTCACCTGTAACTAGAGGTACACCAGAGGGTACAACTACCTTTACATTAAGTCCTAATAGACAGTTAGCAATGGTGAGAAAGCAGAGAGGCAAGCTTTATAAAACATTTTTATCTGACAATGGAGACCAGTTTGTAGAAAGAACTTTAACCACTAGAAGGTTAAAGTATACTCAGTCTTTTATTGATTATAGAACTTTTATACATAACTTTAACAAAGATTTAGATACAAATGAAACTAACTTACCTTGGGTTGATGACTCAGATTTAACAGCAGTAAGAAACCAAGTTGGGTTTTTAAGTCCATTTAAGATGATATGTCACAAAATATTATTTAAAGTGCCAATAATACAAGACAATACTGACAACATACTTTTTAAAATTAAAAAAATAGCTGATGGTTCTGAAACACCAAGTGAGGTTTGTCAATTTTCATATGATACAGATACAGTTAATAATACAGTTATCACAATTAATCAAACTGATTGGAATAATTCACCAGTTATAAACCCAAATGAAGTGGCAATAATATCAATAACTGCATCTGATTCAGGAATAACAAATACTGCAGTAGAGTTTTTTATTACATCGGTTTGGAAAACAGAAGTTACAATTTAAGGGAATATTATGAAATACAATACACTTAGAGATTATATGGGAGGCGGTCGTAATATGCCCATGTCTTATATTTCAGGAGGAGCTAGAAATATACTAGGGCGTGCTAGGCTTTCTAGAAAAGGAATGGAACTAGAAGACAAGCTTGCAGATTTGTCTACAAAAGCAACTAGTGCAAGAGACAGAATATTAGGTTTTGGTAAAGCAGGTACGGGATTATTAACTTTATTGGCTCCTAGAATATTAGATGCAGTTGCACCCGGAGCAGGTGTAGCGACATCAGCCTTGCTTAAAGGAGCTTTAGCTGGAATTGGTAGATTTGCAGGAGAAAAACTAGGAGATGCTACAGCAGAAAAAGTAGATGCAGGAGAAGGAACAGGTTTTGGAACTCAAGCAAAGCAAGATATAGAAGATTATAGAGAAAGCTTAGGAGAAGGTTCTGCTAAAAGAGCTTTAGGTGCAGGTGCAGGCACAGCTCTTATGTCTGGGCTAGGAGACCTTGCCTTAGATAAAGCAGGAGATTTATTTGATAAGGCTAAGTATAAAGTCAAAGGTGCTATTGCTAAGTCTAGAGCAGGTGACTATGTAGACCCTGCTACAGCAGATTTTGGAGCTAGTTTTAAAGAAGGAAGAGGGATGTATGGCGACTTACCTATTGAAGATTTAGAGTTTATAGACCCTTCTGAAAAAGCTTATTACGAAAGTCTTGGAGCTTCTAGATTAATGGGGTTGAGAGCTGGAGAAATAGCTAGAGCACAAGATACTGCATTAACTTTATCTGACATAGGTAGGGACATAGGTTCTATTACTGAATCACTACCCTCAAGACCTGCCTTAGACCCTTCAATGGGTGTTCCTTTAGAAGATATAACTTTTGGAGGAAGTTCTGGAATGAATATAGATGATAAAGGATTAGTAAATCTTTTATATAGAACTACGAAAGACCCAGAAGAGGTGGAGACTGTAGGTTACAATACAAGAGATGTTTTAACAGAGTTATTAAAGTATACTCAACCACCTAGATTATCTACTGTTGATGTGTTTGGAGAAAATTTAAAAGAAGGTGGCATGATGCGTAACTATGCAGGAGGTGGTAAGTTAAAACAAGTACCTCAAGGCAACAGAGGTTTAGCAAAGTTACCTGAGGCAGTTAGAAATAAAATGGGATACATGATGCAAGGTGGAATGATGGATGACTATATGGGAGGTGGTATGATGGATATGTATATGTATGGTGGCATGGCTAAGAAGAAAAAGAAATCTGGATATATGGGTGGTGGAATGACTATGGGAAGAGGATTAATAGACATGATGCCTTTTAAAAGGAGAATAGTATAATGGCACAATCAGATAATATAGGCCCAGTTATGCTTAAAAGCGGAGAGTATGTTGTTCGTAAAGAAGCTGTAGATAAACTAGGAAAGAATACAATGGACATGATAAATAATGCAGATAGATTAGGTTATATGGGAGGTGGTTTAGTACCACAGGGTCAACACGGTCACTCTGCAATAGATGAACTATTAGCACTAAATACTCTAGATGTGCAAAGAAATACTGATATGACTAGACAATCTGCTATGATGCAAAAAGGTGGAAAGATAAAACCTATTATGAGCAAAGACGATAGTAGCTATAGTATAGGAGTTGTAGATGAACTAGCAAAAGCTTTATCTGGTTTTGAAGACATGGCTCCACTAATGCAGATTAGAAATGCAGGGAATAGGAAGCAAGCTTTATCTGATGCTCAAGAAGCTGGTATGATAATGAGCAATGAAGATGCTTTGAATGCTCTAATGCAAGTAGCAAATAGTTATTATAGAGACAGAGCAGATTCTAGTAATATGAAAGGAGCACAGAGTTTTCAGAATGGTGGATATGGTAGTATGGGTGCACAGGGCTATCAAGAACAGTATGGTCAATTTTTACAAGACGATGAAGAAAGAAAAGAATTTGAAAGACTATATGGAAAACCAGATGTAACTAGGTTTTTGCAAGACAGAGATACATTAACATCTCAAGCCAGAAATAGATTAATGGAACTGCAAGAAGAAACTGCTGGCTCTTTGTTTAAAGGTGACACTTTAGCTAGTAGAGGAATAACAGAAGACTTTGAAAATAGAATTCAACAATCTTTAACCGATACTTTAATGAGAGATGAAGAAGATGCATTAAGTTATTTAGCAGATGCAGAAACAACTGGTGCTGACATGACACTAGCTAACCCGTATCAGCAAGCATTGTCTAATCCGAATGCACCTGTTAATCCCGGTACAAACATGGGAGAAACAGCTATAGGAATAGATGGGCAAACATACCTTTGGAATGGTAATAACTGGATTTTACAACAAGGCACAGGTGGGTTTGGTGGAGCAACTGGAGGCGGTTAATAGCCAATATAATTTTAGTTAAAATATAAGGATTAAATAATGGCAAGAGTAGTATTACAACAAGCACCTACAGGTTTAGATACCTTCTTAGAAGAAATATCAAAGTACGCTAGTCCTGAATATCAGCTAAGAAAAAGAGAAGCTGAAAGAGCAGATGCTAGACTAGAGCTATCTAGAAGGCAGATTGAATCAGATGAAGAGCAAAGGGAGCTAAGCAGAATAAGGCAAACTCAATTAGATTCTTTAAATAGAGAGAAATTTGATTTAGAAAAAAACAAATTTCAACAAGATACTTTTAGAGATAACTATAATATAGCCAAGGGTGAGTTAGATCAAGTGCTAGCACTATCTTACTCTGACTCAAAGTCACTTGCTGATATGAATGTAGAATCTGTTTTAGCAAATGTTTCAGATGAAAAAGTTAAGTCTAGATTAAAACCATACCTTCAAAGCAGAAAAGAATTTGGAGCAAGGCAGGAGCAAAATGCTACTGATTTTATGGATAGGTACAACGACAGAAATC